GTCGTTAATTTTGTATTTTTTAAAAAAGTTTGTGGTTTTTTTTGGTTTTGGTCTAGGCCGAGGAGTTCTGCTCTGGCGTGTTGTTGTGCGCTTCTTTTGGCATTGAGGTAACTATTTCCGCGAGTTGCATTGCACTTTTTACATGAGCCACAAAGATTCTCTAGGTCGTCTGTGCCGCCTCTGTCTACTTCGATGAGGTGGTCTGCTTCTGTGCTTGGGGCTTTACGGCACCAGTGACAGATGGGTTCGTTCTCTAGTGCTATGCGCCTGTTGCGCATGAACTCGGGTGTGTTGCGTTTGGTCATTGTGTTTCCTTTGTTGTGGTGATGTTACTAGCGCCCTTGCTTCGCTGCGGTTGCTTTCATGTGCTACTGAGGTCTGTGGTTTGTGTTCCCCACAGTTCTGACCAAGTAGGTCATGGTTGCCGGACACCCAAGAAGGAAGTGGACACCATTCGTATTTATGACGTTTAGACGCTGAACAGTGGCTTATCCCAGCATCCATTCAAGTAAGTCATCACAAGAGGCAAGGCGCACTGCACTACCCACGTTCCCGTGTAAACACCAACAGAGTTCAACTCCCTATGTGGCCTTGGTTGTATTCAGTTGTAGTTCATACTGGCTGGGCTTCTCAATTCCCGACTTAGCCGAGCGAGACACACCCAGTACCAGTTTTTAGTTCTTGCGTATGCCTTGGATAATGGCAACACCGATGGACATTAGCAGGGCATACCAAGCCATGATCAGCATGATGCCAACCTGTGCTCAATCTCCTGCAGTTGCTCGGGTCGCCAAATGTAGCACTCTGCGTGTGGGTGCAGAATAGTGAGCCAATGCTCTTGCGCTATCGAGGTCTTGCCCTTGGTGGTTTTAAGTTCTGCGAAGATAAGGCCTTTAATCTTGTGAGCTAGTACTAGGTCTGGGAAGCCTGCTGCGCCTGTGGTGATGTACCTGCCTGTGCGTGTCATTGAGGGTTGTGCGTGGTGACAGTCCCAGCCGTGAATGTATGCCAGGGCTTTGACCTGTTGCAGAAATGACGCCTCAGAGATTGGTGGCACGTCTGCCTCGATTAGTGATGGTTTGTATCATTGCCCGAGTCTCGTCAGTGATTGTTGGCCAATCACCTTCACGACCCTGCACTAAACGTGTTGTCTCTGCTATGCGTTCTTTTGCTGTTTGTTCTTGACGTTCAGCTGCTAACGCTTCATGAAAAGCAAATAAACCTATGTTGCCCTTATTGTTTGCGTAGTAATTATCAACAATGACAACAGCACGCTCAAAAGTCAATGTTTTAGGCAGTTTAGAGTACCAAATAGCGTTGCGTTGTAAGTCGCGAGGCTTGAAGAAATCGTTATGCGTTGCGCATCTGTCCATCAGTTTTGCCCATTCATCTTTTGTCATTTTTTGTCTTTTCCAAGCATGAATCCGCACATAAACACAGCGCTAAGCATGATGATGAGGCTAAATAGGTCGAGCATTAGAACGGTTCCTCTGGTGTGTCGTACTGTGGCGCTGGCTGTTCGCCACTCTTAAGGGTGTCAATGTAAGCACTGGCCTCACGCTTTGTCATGGCCTGCAAGTTGGCTGGTGGCACTTTGCCCATTGATTTGCAGACGGCGCGAATCATGTTTTGTTGTTTGTCGCTGGCAAGGTTGCTGTTCTCTGTTATTTGAGTGTCGCCCTGCATACGCACGACTTTGCCCATTTCTTCACGACTAGGACGCTTGGTAAAGTCACTGCCTGATAGCCCTGCATTTGCAAGTGCTCGACCCACGGCCCCTGTCTCACAGTTCTCTAAGTGGCTAGTTTTGTTGACGTTGCCTTGCCCACGAATTTCTTCTGCCCACCCAGTGGCAATGATTTCACCATCGAGCCATAGTTCGGCTTTGAACACGGCAATATCGCTGAGGTAATGCACAAGGTCAGTAATGACACGAGCATCAGGGTGAGCCTTTAGGAAGCGGTCTAGACGGCTGGCTACTGGTTCGTAATCGTCAAGGTTAAAGGCCACGATAATGCTCTGTTTCTAAACGGCTAATTTCTGCGCGCACATACTCAAGGTGCATAAGCAACTTAGACACCTGTTTTTTAAGGTCTCTAATTTCAACGTCTTTTTCGTGCAGCAGGTCTGCCATGTCGTCATTGTGGGTGTACTCACTCATATCCCAACCTGCGTCACAATTAAAGCAGCTGCAGGAACCATTGTTAGAACTAACTCTGAATACCTACGGTCTTCTCTTGGGTATTGTGTGTCAAAGTCCAAGGCCATTTTCATGGCAAGGGTAATTGTGCGCCTTCCCATTAACTCTTGTAGGTCATCACTCATCGTCAGCCAACTTCACTGTGCTGAGATAGTTAAAGCCTTTAGATGGGCCTGAATCATGCAGCGATGGATGCCAAGAGTCGCGCACCTTTTCGGCCAGTGTCGGTATTGCGTGTAACGCACCTACGGCTTCTAGCACAAGGCTTGACTCTTTAAAGCGTAATTCGAGTGCCAAATTGTGGCTGAGGTTAGTTAGTTTGGCGATGAGTTCGCCCAGTGATGTTTCCATTGTTTTCCTTTGTTTAGCAGTTGCGTTTCCATCTTTGCACATCCTTGTGACGGGATTGGCAGATGAACTTTTGTAGGTGTTTTTGTCCTTTAAGACAGCCCCAACCCCACGGCCCAACTCGCCATACTTTGCGTCCGTCAGGGTTTATGTGACTTTTAAATGCGATGGCGTCAGCAACTTTGACTTGCTCGATGGGGCTACGCCCCTTAGCGCTAGGTGTGTCTGACCATGTGCGCCATGTTTGGCGGTGAATGCCAAGACCGCCTGTGTAGGACTTTGTTGAGTGTTGCCAGTTGCCACCAGTCTCACATCTGGCAAGTTGGTCATAGTAAGCATCCGGAAGGACGCCGTCATATTTGGCATGGGAATTAGAAGCTGCACTTGCGTGGGCTGGTACGGATAGGACTGCGAGAAGGGCTAGTGCCATGATGCGTTTCAGGTTCTCTCTACTTCGATAGGCGGCGACCAAGTCAGATAGGGAGCCAACCGATGGGCGACTGTGATTCTGATATGTTCCCCTGTTTTCAAGTCCGTGAAGATTTGAACGAGTGTCAATTTGTCCTTTGAGACTAACGGAAGGTATCCCCATGTGGGAATCATGGTCGATTTGCCATCATTTTGAGGAACAGCCAGCAACTGACCCATCCCATTATGAAACTGTAAATAAACTGTGTGTCAGTCATTAGAGCCTCTGCCAAACGCGGATTGGGCGACGGTGGCACTCTGGTCGCATTGACTTACTGTAACGCTCTGTGGGGACGCACAGACGCATCTGGGAGGCTTTACGCATGACAGCGCCCATTGCTCGTGGCTCGTGGGTGGTCATTGTGGGGTGTAATTGATTCATCCATTCCCACACGTCATCAGTCGTAAAGTCGTGACGCTCGATGGATAACATCCCAACCACGTTCAAGGCTTCTATTGCCCAGAGTTGGTCTGCATTGAGGCCGACTTGCTCGATGGCTTGTTCAGCAAGTGCGATGGCTAGTGGCTCATCGAATAGTGACGGTTGGTCTGTCATGGTGTTTCCTTTGGTTAAGCCCTTTGAGTGGCTAGATGTGACTATACACAATTGGCGAAGTCAGTGGTGGATATCCCAATGGAAACAAAGATACCCACCACCTAGCCCCAGTAACGCTCAAACAATACTGGGAGTCCTTATGGCTTAGGAAGGGCGCGCCATGCAACTTCAAATGCTTCGGCGCTTTCCCATTCGTTGCTGATTTCTGCGTGGAGCCAAACGCCACCAAATGAGCCAGCATTGTCATCCTTGGTAAATACTTTGATGCCTTTGGCCTGAGCACCACGGGAACAACGCCAGCCTCTACCGTAAGCGGTTTTATCTGTGTCAGGCTGTGCTGGGTTGCGGAAACTGTAGTCGTGCAGCTCGCATAGTAAAAGGGCTTCTGAATGCTCGATAAGCCAGTCCCATGCTTCTTTGGCTGTGGCTCTGCCGGCGCGCGTGGCTGGGTAACCCATGTCAACAGCAAAACCACTGGCGTGAACGCTGAGGTTTTTTGAGCCGCGCATTTGACGGTTTGCGTACATACCAAGGTTGGTAAATGCCCAACGTCGTTTGCATAAGTCATAAAACTTTTTGGTTATTGGTGATGTTGAGCCACCATCCCACGAAGGGTAGAAAGGATATTTGCGTGCGGTCATGGTGCTGGTGGGTCTTTCGGTCTGTCTTTGAGGCCGTTTCCTGCTAATACTCCCAAGAGCCCACCTGTCAATGTGGCAAGCATTGGCGATAATACAGACCATGCTGCATCATCATTGGGTGAAACTTCGAGCGGTTGTGTCACGAACAGTAGGCCGTACAGCAATGCCAAGATGGAAGCAAGAAAAGCAAGTGTTAAGCCAATGGCTACGACGAAGATAAGTCGTGCTTTTATTTCTTCGTTTGTGTGTCTGTTGTCTGGTTTCATACGCACTTTCCGCCTGTGCCGTATGAGGGCGCTGGTGTTGTTGGGGTGATTGTTTCCGTCACGCCTCGTAGGGCTTTGTTTTTTGTTGGTGGGCAGTTGAGGCGTTCACGGTCTGCGCAGCTTGTGAGGGTGATGAGGGTGGCGCTAATCAGCAGTAGGCGTTTCATCTGTTGCCTCTGCTGTTAGTTTTGCTATTTCTTCAGGTGTTAGTTCCCGAACAATGGTTTTGCCTGTGAGGGCATCATGAAATGTTCCTAGTAGGGGTTTCATTAGTTATGCCTTTCGGTATCCGTACACCGTTATGGTGCCTGTCCATGTGCCTGAAGTTGGGTAAACGGTAAAACCGTCAGCAGAGTAATTAGCCTTGTATCCACCCATTGCCCACCATCTCACACCAGCAACAGCGGCCTCAAAGTTCACTGCATCATGTTGAACAAGAGTTGGAGTATTTCCAAACGGGTCGTATATGTCCATAGCAAAAGCGTACGGAAACGACGCTATTCCACCGTTTGAGAAATACATAGTAGTTGCACCACTTGAGGAACTGTCTTGTGCATTGGTGTTATATAAACGAGCGTTTGTTGCTTGATAATTTGCGCCACTTTGGTCGGTAGTTGATGCCCGCAATCTCATATTAAAATTAACAAGAGAACTAGAAGGTATGTGGCTTCCGATAATTCTATAATTTGTGTAAGCACTAGAAAAACAGTTGTTAATACTTACTGCAGATGACCCTGAATAAGTAGTACTGCTGATATAGACCAGCCCTGAGTTAGCCAAATACGTATTTGTATCGGCAGCCGTCAGCACCTCGCTTGTAGTAAAAGTCTTTATAGCCATAATTAATATCCTAATCTGTTGTAGTCAAGTCGCCCGAACACCGCATTGTTTAGAAGCAGATAATTGTTGAGGGCATCGCCCGACACAAAATATGTGTAGCGCGAACCAGCAGGCGTAGCCGAAATCGTGACACCCTCAACAATGCACTGAAAAGTAGTGCCACGAAACGCCACAGACACTTGCGCCCCAATCACATTCGAAGCCCCAGAGGTAGCGCCAGCACCTATCTGGTCAAGCTTGAAAGTGTTTTGAGCCTCAGCAGAACACGAAAACGAGCCGATAGCAAAAGTCTGCCCACCATAAGCCCCAAGCAGATAATTGGCAAAGTCTGTGGCCTGGCTAGTTGAGGCGTTAAAAGTATTGGTCTGCAATGTCCGGTACGGCTTAACCGCGCCAGCCTGTGTCACCGTCTGAGCTGCGTAACTTTCAGGGTCTACTGTTACCTGTGTGTAGTAGTTGTCCGCAAGGCTCG